AGCCTTGTGTTATTTTCCCTTCCGACACTCGACCATTTTTAATTCCAAGCGCTCTATTCCTTGCCGAATTTATTTGAGCGAGTTCGTCTGGGTTTTTGGTCATTAACTTCGGATTAATCTTGAGCGGGTCATCTGTCCACTGCTTATCAACGACATCCTGCATGCCGAAAGCATTTGGAGCAGTTGCGACTCGCCCGCCTGTGATGTTGAAAATAGCTTTGCGATATTCTTCATCGTTTGCTTTTTTATCTTGCAACTTTTGAAATTCTTTAGGATTTTTATCGAATACCCAAAGCACTGCGTCTCGCACGGCGTTGGTTGCGCCAGTCAAGTCAGTCGACATTTTTGTGACGGCGTTCTCTACGTCCTTCACATTGTTGCGCGTGGATGTGCCAATATCGACAAGCTCTTTGTCTTTCGCAAGATTGAGCAGCGCTCCCTTCAACGCATCCGCACCGCCGGGTTCTTTCGCCCCGGCCTGTTTTGCTAACAGATTGTCTTTTTCCTCTTTTGACAAAGAACCAAAATCACCTTTCAGAAAACTTGCTGAAAAGTCATTCAATCCTTTATCGTCGCTTCCCAATATTGAAGCAAGCGTCATGTGCTTAGAAGCGCCAACCTTGGACATATTAATTTTGTATTTGTCCATCAGCGTTTTCGACATTCCGCCGATACTTCCTGATTTTTGCCATGCAGTGTCGAACCCACGAAATTCCTGCTGACTCAATCCGGTTATGGTCGCACCGCCCATTTCATATTCGGATGTTCCCGGCTTGGCCCATCTTTGAAGCTCAAGCATCTGTAAATCGACATTGGCGCGGTCGCTGTTCGGGTTGGCTTTTATTGCGCGAGCTACTTTTTTCCTGCTTTCTGGCACTCTTGGATCATCGATCAATTGCTGCATGGCATTACGAGCCGAGCCGTTTGCTCCTTGAGATTTGATCAATCCAATCTCCAGCGCCCCCATTCCGGTGCCTTTGAATGCGTTTTGAAAAGCCGCCAATTGCATATTGTTTGTTGCTTCGCTGCCGTTGCCACGGAATGCCGAGTCCACCCTTCCCATGATTGAAGCTGCACCCTGCACATCCATGCCGGGCATGCCTGAACTATTCAGGTTAGACATCATCCCAGCGTAACCGGCGATATTCGGCGCAGCCACCAGAGACTGCCGTGCAGCCGTTGATGCGAAGTTGGTCACGGCAGACAGCAATTCTCCGGCCTTGGAACCCAGCCCGCCCTTTTCAATCGCCTCAGCCATGACCATGCTCATGCGCTTTGTGTCGCCACCGTCCGCCTTGAACTGGCGCATCGTGGCCATGAAACTGACACCCTGAGACGGATCAAGCCCAAGAGACCGAGCGAAACCGGTTGAATTGTTGATATCGCCGGAAAGCCCCTTGCCGCCCATCGAGCCGGAGATTTGTGTGAACTCACGCGAGAGTTTAAGGGACTCGGCATAGGTCAGCCCCATCCCTGTCGCGGCGGCCCGCGTAGAGGCGCGTAATGACTCGAAATCAACCCTTACGCCACCCAGTGAGCGGCGCAGATCGGCAACTCCAGAGGATTCAGTCTCGGCACCACCGAGCGCATTCCCAATACCGCCGCCAAGCGCTCCGCCGAGGGCAGAACCGGCCACCATACCCAGCGGGCCACCCAGCATGCCAAGGCCACCACCAAGGATCGAGCCAATCGAACCAACAACGCTGCCACCCGTCCCGCCGACCATCATAGAGCCAAGCGCCCCACCAGCGGCCCCGGCCATCATGTAACCCTTACCACCCCAGCGGCTGGATTGTGGTTTTTCGACTCCTGCGTTTTGCAGGATGCGTGAGAGCGCATTCTTGCGGGCATTCTGCTCTACCGCATTCCCGCTCTTGTCTCCAAGGACGTCGGCGAAGCTGCCATGTTGGACATAGGCCGAAGATGCACCACCACCAGACCGCATGCGGGAGTGAGCGCGGGAGATTGCATCAACCTGCGTCTCCGAATACGAGCGCCCCATCGCACGAAGGGCTTCCTGCTGCTTCTTGATTTCAGCCGTGGCCAGCTTGGTCTTTGAGGCCAGCCGCTCCATCGATGTCTCGGCCTTGGACTTACCCTGCCCACCGTTGGTTAGTTCCTTGACGGACTGGGATATGGCATTGCGAACATTATTGAGCTGCTTCTCGGCATCGCTGGTATCGACGCCGAGCTTTTTCTTGTCCTCTATCAGCTTTTTGAACGCATCGGCAGACTGCCGTGCAGACTTCATGCGATTTTCAAACTCGCCGGTCTCGACAGTCAGGTGCCCACCAGTGAGGGAAGACTGAAGCGCCTCGGCGTTCTTTTGCGCGCTTTGAAGCGCAGAATTCAGGTCTCCTACGTCTGCGCCGACTTCAATCTTGATGCCCATTTAGATCACCTTTTCCCAGTCGTCCGATTCCATCAGTTCAGCAATTGACTCGGCATTAAATTCTTCATCTTCGCTGCTGTCCGTCGCAGGGTTGGCAGTGAAGTGGTGCGCCCAGAATTCAGTCTCAATTTCCTCTGGGGTCAAACTAAGGAAGCGCGGGTCGTTCGGGGTGAGATTGTATTTCTGCCGGAACCAGAATGAGTAGGTTCCGACAAGTTCCCGTCCTTTACGCCTTGCTTGCGACTTTCGCCGCGACTCGAAAAGAGTCCTCCTTTTCTGTGAGCAGGTTTGAAAGCTCTACCACTTGCAAACCTTTACTGTCGTCCAGCGCGGTCAGGTCTTCCCATCCAGCAGGGCAGGACACGCAAAGCACGCTGTGCGCAGCCGTGATTCCAGCAAAGAAGCTCAGTTCTTTGTCCGCTTCTTCGTCCTCGCCTTGCAGGTAGCGCAGGTACACCACGCGAATCTTCATCATGTCGCCAATGGTGCGGCGTGCGTAAACGAAGTCACCAACATCAGGTAGCGGGATCGTGAAGTCTGTAGCGGATGGTTCTCTCATTGTGGTCTCCTGTTGAAACGAAAAAGCGGGACGGATTCAAACCCGTCCCGCGTTTGGAATGGCGCGGGTTTAAGCGCCCTTGCCGGATACATCCAGAGCCTTGAATACGGCGCTAGACACGATGATTGCATGTTTGCGAACGTGAACACTTCCGCTGTCATACGAGCAGCCGATGTACTTGCGCAGGGTGGCACCGGAGTCCTTATCCACTGTCAGGATGTCGAAAACAACACCTCGCAGGGCATCGTCTCCATTCTCAAAGGTTAACCCAAGAGTGCGTAGATTACCGAGGCGAAGTACCATTTCCTCGATATTTATCGAGTGGGTTGCCATCGTAGGTACGTGTTCTTGTACGTGAATATCGCCGATGCCCGATGCACTTTCCAACGAATAGCTGTCACTCATGTCAACGGACTGAGCCATGCCGACCACATTACCGTCCAGCATGACAACGTGGCGGTTACCGGACTTTACTTTCAAATTCTGTTGAGCCATGACTCATTTCCTTTCGTGAATAAATTGTCCGTTAAACCGTCGCAGTGCCGGAATACGGTACAGCGTGGATCGTGCAAAGAATGAAGTTCTGCGGGATTCCGGGGCTGCACTCGAACTCAACGCTGGTCACGTCACCAGCGACCGACACGGTGATGTTCTTGTAAGCAGGGCTGTTCGCATCACCGACCAGAATACCAAGACCGGCAGGGACAGGTTTAGCCAGAGCGCGCAAGGATGTATCAGCAGCCTCGAACACTTCCGTCAGGTACGTCGGGCTTCCGTTCTTGCCGCGCAGCGCATCAACAGCCTCACGCACAGTGCGAGACACGTAATCCATCGCCGCACCAGTCGAAGCCTCGACTCGGTTGTAGTTCTTGTTGTTCAGCCATGTGGTGCAAGACTTGACGACCTTGTAAACGCCGTTCACGTTCTCGACAGCCATCACGCCACCAGCAACAAGCGGATCAGTGTCGGTCGGATTGCGCAGATCAACCTCCATGCCTTTTGCTTTGATGGACTTGTTGGTCAGGGCGGTACCGGGTGTGACACCAGACAGCATACCGGCCAGTTGAGCAGCAACGATATAAGGTGGCAGCAATACCAGCGTGCCGTTCAAGTCATAGTCGCGTTCGCCGAAGCCAACATACGACACACGGTCGCTGTTCAGCGCAGCAGCAGCTGCGACAGCACCAGCAACAGTTCCACCAGAAGCACCGCCGCACACAGCGCGGCGCTCTTTGCGGGCAATGTCGGACATGAACGATACATGCGTCGAAGTCATCGCGTGAATCGATGCATCGCTGGTGACGGGGCTTACCCACTGGCAGTCCTGAGTTTGCAGGACGGTGAAGGCGTTTGTCCACTGGGTGTTTGTAACCGTTCCATCCGTACCGCCAGCCAGATATGTAAAGGCGATATTTGCAGGAAGCGTCCCAACGCTCGCGGCGCGAGTCGCTGTAACGAAACCCTCACTCGTACCGTTGATCCAGTCAATAACGGCCTGCAGGTTTGCGGTCACGGTGTACAGGGCGGTTTTCACGTCCTGAGTGATTGCCACGGTGTCCAGAGAATTCAAAGTGGCGTCGTTGCCGTTGCCATTGAGAACGACAGCAGCGAAGCTGGCAACAGCATTGATACGGTCGACCAGTTTCTGCACGGTGTTGTAGGTCGCCAAGTCCAGACTTGCAACCTGAGTACCAGCCGGAGCTTGAAGCACCAGAATCGTGTTGTTGATCGACATCACTGCGGTAGCTTGAACGCCGCCGTACTGGATGCTGAATTGCGAAGAAGCGATGTTGTCTTGACTGAAATAGCTGTTGCCAAGCTGGGTGGTAACCTTTTTACCGGATACCGTGCCGGACTCGATTTTGACTTTGATCGCATTGGTGTACAGGCCGTAGTCGGTCGATACTAGATTGATCACGGGCGCAGCCAACGAATCAAGCAGCGCCAAGGAAGCCTGCACGGCAGGGTTCACGCGGACAGCGATAATCTTGGAAGGTGCCGGAGTCTCAGAACTCGGGTCGAATGCTTTCTGGATCGCGGTCAGCAATTCCCCGGAGCGCAGAACCAATGCAGCCTCGGTCGCATTGCTGAATGCGATAGCGGAGTTCGGAATGCCACCTTCGGACTGCCCGATCAAGGCAAGCGTATTTCCGCCTTGAGGGTTTCTGTTTGCCATTGCCGAGTCATCGACTTGGCTGGCGGTGGTTGGGGTGGTGTACAGGCGACCGGCAAAAAAGACAGACATAGCTTTCTCCTTGATGAATTATTTAAACAGGCTTCGTCTCAAACGCAGTAAAGCGCGCGGAGAAGTTTGCATGTGTGTCCTTGACGGTACCGGCTTTATTTTCCACGTAGAAGAACGCGCCGATCAGTTCAACCCGACTATCCGTCGAGGACAGTCTGGTGCAGAATTCCTCCAGCGTCAGCGGAAAGTCAGTGACCTCCTTGCTCGGCTGAACAACAGGAGCAACAGAAGTGGTTGCCACAGGAGCATCCGGTAAATCTTGCGTGTCTTTCGCTGGTGTTTCTTTTGCCATTTCGCTATCTCCTAATAAACCACGCTGACCAGAATTGATTTCATTACCGCACTGCTCAACGACGATGTAACCGATGGTGCCTGACAGGTGAAAGTACACATCACTTGATACACCGGCACGTTGTAGCTCTGAAAATCTTCGGTGTCTGCCTGCTGGAATTCGACCTCAGTCAGACCAACACCATAAAACACGGGGAGGTTTGCCTGAATGATCGTCTTGATCGCTTGCCTTAGAGACCGTCGTTCGTCCGGATTGAGAGACCAAACAACAATCGAAAGCTGAACGCGAGACAACCACCCTTCGCTACTTTCCCATTTCTCAGCTACCGCGTCATATGCGTCACTGGCTATCATTTCACCCAGAGCGCGAGTCGCGGCGGCGTCCTGATTGCAATGTACTGTCACGACAGGCCACGCCACATCGTCGAATAATGGGGGGGCGGTGAGCACCTTGATAGCGGTTGCAGCAGTGTCGATTCGGCTGGCAGCAATCAATGCCTGCAGCCCATCATCCAGCCGGTCGCGCACAAGCAGCAAAGGATCGACGCCATTGTCCAGAAAGCTCGCCGCTGGGGTGGCGCTCAGAGTAGCCTCGGCAGTCCATGTCGTGCCGTTGAACCAATATGGCTTGTAGAAGTACGGGGTGCCGTTCAGCAGGCCGGTGATGTCGAGTTGCACATTCCCTCCGCCATTGCTGGCCACCACGGAAGCGGCGGCATCGTTGTATCCGGTGAACGTGTCCGCCAGCTTGCGCAGCACGCGCCACTCAAGCGCGGCAACCGGCGGATTGTAAAAAATCCGGATGGCATTACCGACAGGGAGAAGTTCTAGCAGGGCGAGAGGCATGGATGGAGTATTACATCACGATATTTGACAGGGCGGATTTCATATTTAAGGCCAAAATCTCGTTCATGGCCGACGAAACGTCACGGGCTATGTTCTTGCCGGGCTTGGCCGCGATCAGCCATTTGCCTACCTGCTTCGAGGTCATCACGCGGAATGTGAGGTAGGCCGAAGACTTCTGGTCGCCGGACGAGGTGTCGAACCGCACCATCCCTGCATAAATATCGGTCGAATGGCCTGCAGCCTTTGGTGTCATTCCAGCTGCCAGCCTGCCACCCCAACTATATGACGCCTGCGGCACCGTCGCACCGGTTGCGGAAAGGCGGGTACCAGTGCCAGTGATACTCGATGCAGCAAGGTTTTTGGCAATCGCGTAAACATCGCTTGGCATTCCGCCAATTGCGCCCGGTGTGTTGTGCCGCATGGGGATGATCAGGTACTTGGAGCCGTCCTTAGCCATGCGCGTCTTTGACGACGTGTTCAGCATTTCCTTGAGGTCGCGCGGAGCGAAGCCGTTCTCGAACTGCTCTGCCAGCGGAGAATCAGACCAGACCTCGGCGGTGGTCGGACTGAGCATCTTCCACTCGACGGACTCAGCCATCGCCTTCTTGTCGCCGATCCAGATATCCGGAACGCCCATTACAGAGGCTTGCCATGTGGCCTTTGTCTGCTGTGCGGTGGTTGAAATTGCCGATTCAATGCCGTCCATGCAGGCAGCCAGAACCGCCTCGGCCAGACCAGAAAGACCGCGCACGTCGAACTGGACGCGGAAGTCGGCCATTATTTCCTACCGAGCAGGTCGAATTTGCGCAGGACGACGCGCCGTGGGAGCGCGGAGCCGTGCTGGTGCGCGCGGTCTTGGGCGATATCGGAGAAGCAGAAGTACTCCGGAACCTTGCGGCCAGTGATACTGAACTGCTGGCCAGAGGGAGGGGGAGTTTGCCCGGCCTGCCAAGTCAACGCGCCATCAGTGCCGACGTTCGGGATTCCACCCTCAACAAGGTGCCCAGCCGCGATCCAGAAGATGCGATCAATCTCGGAAACTGCGAAGTTCAGCTTTTTGGTCGAATCAGCCATCGTCTGGCTGAACGGAGAGGACGAGTTCATCATCGCCACGCGGTCGTACTGCCCCATCGGGTACAGGGCAGAATCGGACGGAAGAGTGAGCACGACGTCTCCCTGCTCCCACATTCCCATCATTGCCCATTCGCGCTGCACCTTTGCGCCAGCGATACCGGCGTCACCCTGCACAGCATCCGTCCACGTCCGGCCCTTACCGGCGCAGATCGGGCAGTTGGGCTGCGGAGAGCCGGAAGTAGGCGAAAGGCACGGGCAGGCGAAGGCGCGGCGCCATGAGAAAAGCTGGCCGATGCCGCCAAGGAATGCGTTAAAAGCGAGGGGTTCGAGATGCATAACGCCAGATTAGCGTCACGATTGAAGCCTACAAAATCATCATTCGAGCGCCATGCAGGGACTGCAGCAAGGTGTCCAGCTTCCCTTCGATTGTTGCCTCGTATTTATCCACATCGATAGACAGGGACTGAGAAAGGCCATCAGCCGAGATTGATCCGGACTGCGGCAGGAAGGCATCCTCAACCATGCGGAGCGCGGCCATTTTGAATATTAGGTCGACCAAGTCTGGATAATCGGTGAATACATCCTTCAACCCAGCGGTGTACCTGATGTGCATCATCTGCGGGATATTGCGACCACCGGAGAGCATGGACAGCATGAAGCCCTGCAACGGAGCAACCTGAAGCCCTGAAGCGCTCGGCAAGAATTGAACCTGTCCGGCCTTCTTGTCGAGGCGTAGCCAATCCAGCGGGACGTTGAAAATCCCTGCAACCGGGGATGGATACTGGAAGTACACGCTCTCCACGCTGATAATCGGCGTGCGGCGCAGAATGGTGAAACCCCAGTCTTCTACGTTCCAGACTGAAGGATCGTAGTCATAGGCGCCTTCTTCTACGTAATCCTGCCCAACGGCAAGGGCGGAGATTTCGGCACTGGTTGGAGCATAAGCAAAAACAACGGTCGGCTTCAGCAGCACGCGCAACCGGCGAGCGCAGTCGGCCTCGGCGGCGATCAATTTGTCCCAGAGGTCACCATCAGTCGGAACGAACTTCGAACCCAGAATACCCTGCGCCAAGCGCACAACCTGATTGTTGCGCAGCTTGTTCACATAGGCATTTGCGCCTGTGGTCGATGGGTACGTGCCGAAGATGGTGGACATGGATTATTTGCCTTTGCCTTTTGCGACGTCTGCCGCTTTATTTTCAGCCTCAACCCGCTCGGCTTCCAGCTTCTCAGCCGCAAGGCGGTCGGTTTCTGCTTGCTCGGTGGCGAGACGTTCAGCCTCGACGCGATCAGCTTCTTCCTTTTCAGCAGCAAGGCGTTCTTCCTCGGCTTTGTCGGCGGCCTCTTTTTCCAGTCGCGCGACTTCATCCGCTGCGGCCTGTTCGGCGGCAGCTTTGTCAGCGGCTTCCTTTGCTGCGGCTTTTTCAGCGTCGGCTTTGGCTTTAGCTTCTGCCTTTTTCGCAGCTTTTACCTCTTCCTCGGTCGGTGGGTTGGCGCGGACGTATCCGGGAATGCGCAGAAAGCGGTCGAGGTCTTCACCTTCGATATCATTGACGGATTCCATGAGACCTTCGGCATTCTTGGCGAATTCATATCCGCCGATGTTGTTGCTTCCGTTCGGGCCTGTGTATTTGATTTTCATCGTGAACTCCTTGTGTGTTTTCTGTGAATAGGGGCGACTCAAGGCCGCCCCTACACTTTACCAGTTACAGCCCCAGATTAACCGAAGGGGTTCCAAACAGCCTTGGCTTGGTTGGTCAGGATGTTCTTGATCACGATGTGGTGCTGACGCTTCGTGATGCGCAGATATCCGAACAGCAACTGTGCCCAAGGGATTACGGCCTGATTGGTCGTAGCCAGCGGGAACTTCATCATCGGCAACAGCTGGCGCCAAGTGATGGCGGAATCACCAGCGGTCATGTTCAGCATGTAAGCCGAAGTAGTGCCGGGGATTTCGCGGTTGTAGTCCGTCCAAGTGGTCGTTGCACCGGCCTTGGCGATACGTGCGCACTCGCGGAAGTCTGCGGTTGCGTTTGTGCCACCCTTGCGCGAGCGGTAGATCACGTAGCCAGTCTCGGTACCAGCAGCCGAAGCGGTGATAACCAACGGCACTTTGTCGCCAGCGGAAACGGCGATTTGTGCAGACTTGGAAACAGCCGACTGACCGTTTGCATTCACACCAGCTACTGCGTAGTAGTAGTTGCCAGCGTGCGCAGCAGCGAAGGCGGAAGTTACATCGCCAGTCGGGGTTGCGGTCGGTACGGATGCGCAGGAGAACACGTTCGCAGCAGCGATAGCGGAGTAACGCAGTTCGAACGGTGTCTTCTGAGCTTGGTCACGGACGAACACGTCGCGGCGTACAGCGATATCGCCTTGAGCGGTCACGATGCCACGAACCGGGGTGCCCAGCTTTGCCTCTTTACCGGCGTCCAGCATTGCGCGGTAAGCAGGGTCGAGGTTCACGTCCAGATCAGCGCCGCAAGCAGGAGCCATGATCAGGTCGGTAGGAGTACCGAAGTTGCCGTAACCAGCGATGGTCGCAGCAGCTTGGGCGATTGCATTGATCGAGGTCAGCGGCAGGCCACCGGCATCGATAATGTGATCAGCGGAACCGAGGCTGTTGATTTGCGCACGGATACCGGAGAACTCAGAAGGAACGACAGCCTCGTCGCCTTCGAAGCACAGGTACTCGGCGTCGGTCAGCAGTTGCTTTGCGCCGTTTTGTTGCTCAACGGTCTCAGCTTCGATGATCGCACCTTGCAGAGTCTGCACTAACGAAACTTGACGCTTCGTCATCAGGTACTTCACGAAACCAACGCGACGAGCGTAGTCACCAGTTGCTTCTTGGATGATGCCCAGTTCGGTGTTGGTCGATCCGCCCATGAAACCACCAACGCCGGACTGTTCAGTCCATTCGTCAACAGTCGCACCAGCGCTTTGCTTCGGCAGCATGTTGAACAGCACGAAGTGTTTGTTTTCCTGAATGACGGACATCAGGGTCTTATCCAGCGACTGGATGCGCAGGGCACCACCGCCGGTCAGCGAGGAAGAGTTTGTGCCGTAATCAGCCGAGAGGGCTTTGTTCAGCGCCTCAACGTCTTGCATGCCCATTTGTCCGGTGATAGCACGACCGCCGGGAGCGTTGCTAATTTGATTCAAGTCCATGTTTATATCTCCAAAAAGTTACGACGGGGGTGTCTTCAGGCGGACAGACGTGCGCGGATATGCGCGGGTATTGGCAGACCGCGATTGATGTACGTTTCCGCCATCGACACCTCGGTACCGCTAATTTTTCCAGAACTGATCAAAGAGTCGCACTTTGCCATCAACTCGCCATCAGTCAGTTGAGCTTCGCCACCCTTCGCCATTTCACCGGCAACAGGGATAACAGTCGCAGAACGCTGTCCACGGCCAGAGCCTGCCAACTTGCTCATTTGCTCGTTCAGGCTGGCAATCGTGGAACCTTGAGCCTTGATCAGTTCGGCCTGTGATTTCAGCATGTCATGCACGGAGGTCAAAGCCTTGCCGAGATGATCATTCTCTTGAGCGCGGGCGGTCTTGATGTCGGACAGTTCGGTCTGCAGAGCCTTGACCATTGCAGTACCGTCGACGGCTTCAACTTCTTTGCCGTCTTTGTCGAACAGGGTCAGAGATTTTTCCATGCCTTCCTCGCCTTTTTCGTCTTTGTTGTCGGCATCGCCGTCGCTTGCGCCGCCTTTGTTGTCTGCATCGCCATCACCTTCGTCGGAACCGGCAGCAGCCGCAGCAGCAATGGCAGCATCACCAGAACCTTCGGTGGATTTGCGCAGTTGCTCAAGCTCGCCTACCAGCTTGCCGAACGCGCCGTCTTCTTTGTTTTCAGTGCTCATGTTGTACTTCTCCTTTTAGCAGTTTCAGTCTCAAGGTCGCGCAAGAATCGCTCAACCCACTCCAGAGCGCGGTCACCCGTCACTCCAAGATTATGAGCCAGCGAGACAAGCCGCTGCGCCCCGTTCCCGTCACCCTTGCCGCCCTTCCAAGCTGCAGCAAGTTTGTCGCGGAATTTCGTGTAGCCATCGGTCGAGTCTGGCACCGTGGTACTCATTAAATGGTGGTCTTGTGACTGCGTGCGCAATGCGGCACCGCCGGTCAAAGTCGCAGAATCAGTGCCATATCCAGCTTCGAGAGCCTTGATCACAAAGCCATCCAGCGATTTCGCAAACACCCCGATGGGAGTGGTCGAGACTTCCGGCACTTGCTTGTTGACAGGAGTGCGGTCGAGGGCGAGGTTGTTCCACCGCACCTTGTCGATCACCGCAACACGTTCTCCGGTCGATTGGTCGAACTTAACAGATTTTGAAAGCACCGATCCACCAACAGACGGGTACCAGCGGGAAGGTGGGCTTTGCACGGTCATCGAATCCCAGACCATCTGCGCATTGTCTGCACGGGCACCGCCGCCTTGGTACAGTTCAGCCTTAACGAAAGTGCTCTTGCCATTCACGCGGACTTCAATCGGCTTGCCGATTTCATAGTCCAAAAAGTTCGGAATACCAGACTTCGGGCCGAGGATGGTGTAGTGCGAAATATCCACGTTGCCGTGGCGCAGGTAGTAGTCCGAGCTATCGGTCAGGGCTTTTTGCAGGATGATTTCGTTTTGATGGTCAACGCTCTCGTCGCTGGCTTCAATGAAAATGAAGCGCTTTGTTCCTTCCATTGACGGGGTAGCCTTAAGCAGCCCGCCAAACGATACAAATTCCGGCACGCTGGCGAGCAGCGTGGCGTCGTTTTGTTGGGATGTGGCAGCTTGATTCATGGAATGCATTGTGTCATCACGACTTTTGATCAGCATTCGCCCCAACGCGTTTGTGCCCGAGGCGAATAACGTCCTCAAGGTGTGCGCGCTCTTGGATTAGGTCGAGGTATTCGTGCCCAAGTTCATCATCAGTCACGGCCATCGGGCGCAGTTCTTCGATGCGTTTGCGCACGACTTCCATGCGCGCCACGGCGGTAGAGAGGATTTTCTTCTCGGAGGTTTCTGTCTTGGCGGAGAGAGCGGACAGATCGCCCATGAGTTTATGCATTGGCTTCATCCTGTGCGAATTTCTGTTTCAAGTGCCACGCCAAGCCGCTGTCGTCCAAACCCTCCATCGAGGACGTCATCAGCTCGCGCAGCCCATACTTGCGTTTCAGCCGGTCGCGCGCCTTCGAGATTGACGGGTGCTCGGCAACCAGATCAGCCAATTCGATGTCGTTCTTTTGTCCAGTGCGGTTGATACGGCCCTGCCTTTGGCCGTGGGTCATGGCCGTGTCCGGTGTATCCATCTGCACCTCCCACTGCCCGCGCTGCAGGTTCATCCCAGTAGCACCAGCATCCGACGCAATCATAATGTCGGCAGAAGCCTCGCCTGTCTCGGGGTTGAATTCCAACTTCTTCTTGTCTTTGTCTTGAGTCGAGTCGGCGCCTGTAAGGGTAACAACGCGGTGCCCTTCCTTCTCCAGCCGCGCCTTGAGTTGGTCGACCGACTGAAGACTGTGGGCGAAAATTACCCCCGGCTTGCCGCGCCGAGCATTGGCGTAGGTGGCGGCCATATCCAGCAGGGCGCCTTCTGGGTGGGTATGAATGATCCGCTTGGTAGCCGCATTCTTGATCAGCCCTATGGACTTCTGCAGCGCGCGGGCGACATCCTCAACCTTGTCGTCCGGCACGCCTTCGAACCGTTCCGGCGAGAGGCGCTTCATCGCGTCGACGGCCAGCGTGCCGTTCATCTTGGCAATGCGAACCTCGGAAACGTCCTTGTCCAGCTGCGCCAGCGCCGCGTTTTGCTTGTCGTTCAGCTTCACATTCACGGTCTGGCGGTCGGCCTTCACATCCGGATCGATGCGGGAAGCGTAGACATAGCGGGCCATTTCGCGCTTGAGTGCGTCCTTGGCCGCCACGGTATCGCCGCCGTACTTGCGCATGAAGGCCGCGCGGTCGGTGTAACGACTCCTGTCCATCTTCGCCAGCATATCGAATGCCTCGGATGCGTCGTTCTTTACCGGATCGCCGGAAGATGGCATGAAGTACTCGGCGTTATCGGAGAAAGCGTCCGAGACGTTCGCCAGCCCAGAGTTCTCCTTGCCTTCCCGATTGAGGGTGTACTGGCTCTCGTCAACCGACATATAGTCGAAGTTGAAGCCTTCGGTATCCGAAACGGACTTTGCCCATTCCTTACGCTGCTCGGGTTTCATCTTCTGCAGCCGGTCGGACATTTCAGATTCGGATACCCCTGCATGCTTGGCGCCAAGGTGGATCATGTCGTCGCGGAAAGATTGGTGTGTGGCCATCACCATATGGGTGGCAGGATCGCGGTACGCAGCAAGACGTTCTTCTCGGGACGCACCCGGCTCGGCGTGAACTTTGTATTTACCGGGTTCGAGGTAGCGCACAGCCTCGCCGCCGAATTGTCCTTGAACAATGGATGGACAGAGCACCAATCCGCGATTGACCTTACCTTTGCCGTGCAGATGCGTAAACCCAGCCATTTGCAAAAGGCTCTTGCCGGAGCCGGTACCGAAGGCCGCCACAACGCGTTTGTTGGATTCCAGCAGTTTGATCAGCCGCTGCCGCGCGAAGTTCTTGCCACCAGACATCGACGCATTCCAGAGCTTTGCCGGTTTGCCCGGGCGAAAGTTCTGCCCGACCACAGACATCATGCCTGCAATCTTCTGCTCGGCAGCCTGCCCGATGGTGTACCGCTCGTCCGCGCCCAGCGGTTTATCAGCCGGAGCGTCCTCGGTCGAGAAGAATCCCATCTGCGACTGGTCGAATGCTTCCTTTTCCTGTTGGGCCGCGTCGAGTTTGTCCTTCACCGAGCCGGAGGCGTACTTTCCGCCAGACCGTTCGCGCATGGAGTCGAGCAGTTCTTTCTCTTTGGCCGTGCGCGCTTCCCGAGCGGCAGGGTCAACCGCGTCCAGATGGTCGAGACTGTTGCGGATCGTCGTCCGGCCAAGTTTTAGAGGGGCGTCTGGATGCAGCGTATTATAAGTATCGGAAAACTTGTGCGAGATGTGCGAGCGCACCAAGTCCTGTACGGATTCGACGGCCTTCTCGTTCGACCCCAACATTTCAACGTACCGACCCCAACTCAGACCGGCGGAATTGACCTGTTCAGCCATCGCGTCGCGCTTGCTTTTCCAGTCCTGCCACTCGGGGTTTGTGGATTCTTCACCGAACAGGTCGAGCGCCTTCTGTTCCGGCTCATTGGCCGCGTGTGCTTCCAGAGTCGCGCGCAGTTCTGCCGCCTTCGGGTCTTCCTTGGCGACGTTGGCGTGCCACCAGTTGCGCAGGCCGCTGCGCTCCTTGGCGGACAAGTCGCCTATCGGTTTGAACGCTGAAACGCCTTCAGGTGTCTCGGCCAGCGCGCGGTGCAGGGAGTCGACCGACTTCTGGGTAACCTCGAACGATTGCTTGTGGATGGGGGAGCGGGTACCGCCGTACTGGCTCTGGGTGTAGTCGTCAGCCATCGTCTCCCACGAATCACGCAGGGTTTCGATGGGCTTCATTTTCCCGTCTTCGCCCTTGAGTGGAGCAACCGCATCCAAAGCATCCCGGTACGACGCCGGATCGCCAGCCTTGGCAAAGAAGTCGGCAGAATGCACGTCGGCCAGAATATCCCGAGGCTCATCCCCGTCCGCCATGCGCCCGCCAATGTAATCCTGCAGCGATTGTTTCAGGTCACCGGAAGGCGCGAATGGCTTGGAAATGCGCTCGGCAACCCCCGGCTGCACGCTCATGGACAGGTCTGGCCGGTTCGCAATGCCGATTGGCAGCCAGCCGTCCTCGTCCTGAGACCCTTCCATAATGTCCAGATTACGCCGGACTTGCGCCATACCAGCGCGGTCGATTGGCTTTGCCAGCCGATCCATGCCATCACCCTTGATATTGGCGACCAATTGACCACCCACGGCGGACAGTTCGAAGTCGCCCGGCTGCAGCCCGATGGCGCGAAGCTGGATAACGGCCTGTTCCGGCTTTACCATGCCGAGGTTCACCTCGAGATGGTCGGCCTTGCCATTCAGGGCGCTCACCAGCGCCGCGTTGCCCTGCATTTCCCCCATTGCCTGTCCTAGCACGCGCTGCCCTTCAGCAACGGCCTGACGGCGCTTGTCGTTCGCCGCTTGGGCAATCAGCAGGTCGGCCCCATTCTCGGCGTCCGGCAGTTCAATGGCGGCAGCCGCGTCGTAGAATTCCTTGGCGCTGGACACAGCCTCCTGCTGCTTCTTTTCGTACTGTTCCACATGGAACTCGCCCATTGCGTCGCGTACCTTGTCGGCGTCGGCGCCCATATCGGCCTGAATGCGGCGGGCCAGCACTTGAGCAGCCCCAGAGACCCCGAGCACGTCCACCACGGAACGGTCGATCAATCCATCACCGCCCACAACCTGTGAGAAGGAATTCAGCGCGTTGAAAGCCCCAGCACCGATGTGCCCGGCCAGCTTCGACTCCCCACCGGCAGCGTCGGCAGCGCGCAGGAAGGCGCGGGTACCGGAAGTCCGGACGTCTTCCTCCATCTGCTTGCGGGCCGATTCTTCAATATCTGCGTCGGAAACGTCGATGATCTGGGCTTTGGACTCTACAACCTTGGCCGTGTCCAACGCTTTCGAGGCGTCGCGTGCCTGCATTTCAGCAATCCGGAGCCGCTTCTGCAGCTTGAGCATGGTCGCGGCTTTTTGCGCATCGGTCAGGACTTTGACGCTCGGGGGTGGGGTGTCGGGGTTTTCCAGACGGAAGGCCGCAAGTTCCTCGGCAATCGCCTGCTTGTGGTCGTCCTTGGTCTCGGGGATGGGCTTATTCTCCGGATCAACCGGCTTGCCCATCGCCACGTTCGCCTCGGCCTTGGCTGATTCCTTGTCGATTCCCGCGCGGTTGGTATAGTCGGCATTGAAGCCCAGCTTTGCGCCGGTCACTTCCGGTAGGGGAGCGAGGTCGTTAACCGACAGGGTACCGGCGTCGTTCGTTTCCAGCGGAATCAGCCCAAGTCCGGACGCGGCCCGTGCACCGGCATCCTCCACCAGCACGCGCCGGTTCAGTTCGACCGTGTCCTTTGCGCGCTTGAACAGCGCCGTGGTGTGCTCTTTCCGTGCAGATTCCAGTGCGGCAGGGGAGAGACCGGCATGGGCAGCCTCGTCGAACTCCAAGTCCTTCGGCTCCCAGCCAGCCAGTTCTGCAACCCCATGCACGAAGTTGTCGCGCTCGGTTTGCATGGCGGCCTTGAGTTTGCCGCGCTCTGCCTGCTTGGCATCGTGGACGCCCAGTTCTTTGTCCTTGGCGATTTGATCCTTGCGGGCGAGTTGGCGCTCTTGGTGCTTTTCTGACAATTCCTGACGGTACGATGATTGCGGCTTCACGCCGCGCAGCTTGAGGTGGTTCAGTTTGCCACCGGCACCGCCGATGACTGACGCAGTCCCGTCTGGATGCTCAGTGATGAGGATCGGGACGCCCTTCGAGCCTTCCCCATTTGGATGAACTGTCAGCCACCTTTCTCCGGGGCCGAGGGATTTGAACAGCAATTCATCCCCAACAATCAGCGCCCCATCAGCCGCAGCAACCCGCACCTTAAAGTCGTCCACAGGCATGACCAGCACATCCCCAAGGAAGCGCTCGTCGTCGTAGTGCAGCATGAACACGCCGATGGCTTCCTCGGCGTTGTCGAACCCAAGCATGACCTTCTGCTCGTCGTCTTCGGTAAATTCAGGGGGGCGGCGGGTGGTGATGACGTAGGCCAGAGCAGCATTCTCGTCTGGGCCGAGGAAACAGTCTACATGATCACCGTCCGTGCCGAGTGTCGTTTTTCCGAGACTTCGTTTAATGTACCCATAGTCGAAGTGCATGCGCGATTCCCAGCGCTTGCCAGAAGGATCGACGCCACGGCGAACGGTACCAGAAGGATTCTCGATTGAGATATCCATACCGGCGAACCGCAGCTTTTTCTTTTTGTAGTTTCCGGCCCTGAGTTGCGGGTCGGTAGGTTCGTGAGAATGTCGGAATAGATGCATTCCGACAGGTTAACGTCACGACAGAATCGTCAGTTCTGGCCTACGAATTTCGCCAAGTTTAATGATATTGCAGCATCCAAACGTCCGATCAAATCGGCATCATCAGTGTCCAACCAAAAGCCGAAGCTATGTCCGATGAAGTTACCGCAGAATCGAACTGCATCAGGACGGTCTGGATATATCGGATTTATGTCGACTGCGACTCTTCGTTGCGACTCTTTGTCGTAAGCCATTTTTCCACTCCACGCTCTACCTCGGAATGGAGCGCAACCTTTTCTGCCGGAAAACGCTGGGTCATCAGAAAAGTCCAACCTCCTGTCTAGAGGCCACCGACAGATAGCGTCGAACAGCCCGTCAATGTCTGTGGTCGGCCAGTTCGGTATGCCCGACGCCGTCCCGATATCCGATGCGATTATCATGTCATAACTTTCCATAGTTAAAATTTGTGATCACTTAAAGAAGGCTCGCCATCCTTGCGAAGCCCGCACTTCGTACAAATAAACTCACCACGCCGAGCCTCGACATAGGCATTATGAGCAATGCGCCGAGCAAATTCCTCGGTGTCCTCGTTTTTCATTGGTCGCATGCCGGAGCCGGTCTCGCGCCACCACTTGAAAAAGCCGGTCATAGCAGTTTGCGCGTCGTGGTATTAAATGGCGCATGATGACGCAAGCGCCACCGCTCTGCATGATGCCGATGCATGGCGATTTGACGCGCTCGCCACTTTACGCCTTCATGATATTTGCTCCCGCCGACCGCGTACTGCTTGGTTAGCATGATTTTCTGATAGCACGTCCAGCGGTTGCCCAAGTCGTGGTCGAGACCCCACTCCAACAGAAATATCTGCTGCGCCGGATTCATCCATGACGGCTTGCCGAGCGCAGGCTTCCACGATCCGTCCTTCTTCGCCATCGCGGCGAACTCGTAGAACGTCTCCTTGCGGAACTGAGCAATGCCGCGCGAGACACCGTCGTCACCGCTCGCGTCGTAGCGCATGCCGGATTCGCACTTCATTATGTTGAGCATCAGGCGGGCATCAGCAGCCTGCGCCGGAGCCGAGAACAACAAGCAAAGCGTTATGAAAAAATAGCGCATTCGATTACTCCTTGGTTGGAAGGGTTTTTGCAGGAAAACATCACGAATCGGCTGGTGCAACTTCTGAGAAATGCTGAACGTAGATTTTATCGACCCACGCCTCCTGCGCATCACTGCCGAATCCGCGCCCAGCCACCGAGCGAAGAAAACGACGCTCCCAATTCGAGTACGTCGGCTCCCCCAGCAGCGGCAGCATCTTGTCGACCTTCTCGCCCATTGTCATAAGGCGTTTCCCTGCATTTGCCATGAGTCCTCCCGTTTAAAGTGGACGCATGGTGGCATAGATTAATCCGAAAGTAAATAGCCGTTGCTATTTGAAATGGGCAGTGATAGGATGCAGTTGTACCGACAAACCAAACCACCACGGAGGCAGCATGAAACAGAGCGAAGCAAAGAAGGGCATGCAGGTAACGGTCATCGGAGATACGCCTGATCCGCAGGTTTACTACATCACCGAAATCAAAGGCAACTCAGCTCGCATTGCGTACACCACAGCAGAAGGCAAGACAGCACTCGGCGGGTTGGTGGATTTGAGCATGCTGGTCGAAGCAAAGAAGCAGGCAGCATAAAAACACATACCACTGAAAGGGCAAACACCATGAACGAAAAACAGCTTGCAAAACTTCTCTCGGCAGTCCTCGGTAACATCGGAGGCCCAGCCGACCTAAAGGCGCTCGGCGTCACCCAAGTACAAGTAGTCAGCCCGCGCACAATCCGCATCGACATCGCCGAAGGCAAAAGCGCGATGGGCGTGAACCGCATCAAGGTTACGCTGCAGGAAGACGGCACCCTGCGCATTCGCACCGCGAAGTACGAAGAGATGGAGGACGTGCCGAACATTGCACCGGCCAACATCAAAGAGGCGTTCAAGAATATCGCTGGGGTGGAGGCATGAAAACATTCCACGAACCGATGTACCCGATCCCAGAGCGCGTGCCGACATACCAAGAAAAGCTGGCGAAGGCCAAAGAGAGGCTGAAGGGACGGCAGTCATGAGCGCAACCAAAGGCCCGTGGGGAGTACGCGGGCGATTCATTGAGGCAGACCATAACTGGGCAACACCGGCATACGGCAACGGATGGGGACGAACGGTGGTGGCCCATGTCGCCATGAATACGTCTGCCGACCGGGAAGAGGCAGAAGCGAACGCCCGCCAGATAGCCGCCGCACCAGAATTGCTGGAAGCGCTGCGCTGGACACTCGAGTGGATCGACGCGGTACCGAGCGACACCGTGCTGCCAGCCATGCCGGGATTCGACCGAGACGAAGTGAACCGCATTCTGATTAAAGCAGGAGTCCGGCCATGAGCACAAAACGTATGTGGAAAACATCGTCGATTATTGCGATTGCCAACAGAATAAATGAGGTCGAGATTCTGGAAGAGACGGCTCAGTTCTACACATTCAAATACGTCTCCCTTGAAGACTTCGATGACAAGCCGATTCGGCGAAAGAAATGCGGCGACTTTCACGAAACGTTCGAGGCCGCAAAGAAATACAACATCGCCAGACTTGAGCGACACATCGTGAACATTGAACGCGACCTTGGGGAAGCCCAGCGCCGCCTCGAAGAAACTAAGCTGATGGAGCCAAAACAATGAGCGCCCCCATGAAATCCATCCAGCAACTCCAAAGCATGCAACTCGTCGCCATGACCCACGAAGAACGTGTGTTCCGGCACCTCGCCAGCGGGCAACCACTGAACCCGCTCTACGCATGGACGCGATACGGGGTGTACCGGTTGGCCGACGTGATCTACAAGCTGCGCAACCGGGGCATCAAAATCGTCAACGAGAGCATGGAGGTTGATAACCAGTTCGGGGAGAAGTGCAGGATAGGGAAGTACGTGATGGCGAAAGACCAACATTCGACTGGAGATTGAAATGACCGACATAGATAGGGAAACATTTGAGAATGCTGCAACGGCGCTGCGTTACGACATGACACGCGGACACACTCAGCGGTACGCATTCGAGAATACACAGCAGGCATGGATTCTTTGGAAAGCCGCCACCGAGCAAAGCTCTGCACGTATTGCGGAGTTGGAGAAAGAAGCTGAGAGGCGTAGCCAATTAGCTACACCAAGTGACTTTAATCGTGAGCAGTTAAAGTTCGCCAATGCAACCATCGAAGAGTTGCGCAGGAAGTTGGCGGAGCAGAAATCAGAAGGTATTAAACTTGCGATTGAATCGGTAGCACGCTACTGCGCGACAACAGAAGTTATGAAACTATCCACCGCCCGCGCAGAAGGCCACGCGCAAGCCATGAAGGAAGTGAGCGAGACTCCGACTACTGTGTGGAAATATAGTTGCTATGGAATACCAGACAGCGAACGCTGCGCGAAGATGATGCATAACCAGTTCGACACGAACAAGCCAGAATCAGACGATGACTGGGAAGTATCGAACGTGGAAGAGTACATTCGCCGCACAACATTTAAGGAATAGCCATGACAGATAAATCAATACTGGAAAGAGCGAAGGCTTTCGGAATTAACTTTGGTGTATGCGAAGCAGGTGTAATTTGCGACGACACTATTTACCTATACCAACTCGAAGCCTTCCTATCCTCCGAGACAGCAGCACTCATAGAGGAAGTCGGTAACGCTACCAAGGCGCGTGAGTATTGGCGCGAATTGGCGTTTGACTTGGAAACTAACAAACTCCCTCAAATATCTGACGCATTGCTTAATGTGACGATGGAAGTGCAAACACTTAAAGCAGAGCTGCAAGCAGCAGAGGCGAAGATTGTGATGCTGACTGAAATACTGAAAGAGTCTGTAAGCATGGTTCTCTATGTGTCACAGTTTACTAGCGATGATGGTGAAACTCCAGTTCCAGAATGGTACGAAGGAATCGAAGAAGCAATAAACACCAACCAAGAATCCTCCGCAAAGTTCATTGCTGTGGTGAAGGCGGAAGCGCTGGAAGATGCGGCGGTACGTATTAGAGCGATGTATGGACATGAGGCTGCCGCGTCTCAGTTATGCGACAGAATAGCATCAGAACTTCGTGGAGTCGGGAAATGAGTGAACAATACTGGGATGCAGAATCTGCCGCAAAGCGAATGGATGCACTCGAATCAGAACTCTCCACCCTTCGTGCCGAGCGTGATGTACTGAAGGCAAGGATTGATGCTAAGCAGGAGCCTTTTTCTGTGGATGTTCCAGAGTATCACAAGCAAGGAATGGGCTGCGGGCTGGAGGATAGAGATATAACAGACCGCTATGATGCTATGGAGTACGGATGGGATTGCGCACTCGAACGAATGTTTGAGAACCTACCAGAAAAACTCTACGCCCACCCAGCAATACCACCGGAAGGCATGATGCTGGTTCCGGTTGAGTTGACTGAGGCTATGTCTGATGCAGCTTATGCTGTTGATGCGCACCCAACTTTACCAAACACGTATGCGCATGTGTGGCGTGCCATGCTCAAAGCAGTACCAGCAAAGGGAGAGCAAGAACCATGACTTCAATCCCGTACCATTAGGATCGCCCCGGCTCCGTACCTTGGCCCGAGCACGCCAGAGCCATCTACCGCGACGGCATCGCCACAGGCAGGATCACCCTCAAGAACTTCACCCACGAACCATCCCAAAAGCCCGCCCCAGAGCAGCTTGATCTATTCCATTAAATAGCCGTTGCTATTCTACAATAGATGCGTTACTGTGCAGTTGTAACGAAGCGCAATACCCACAAACCACAAGGAGAACAGCATGTGTGCACATGAGATTGACATGACAACCGGCAAAGCAGCAATGGCCTACATCGCAGGATCAGCAACACCGTGGCACAACCTCGGATTTCAAGTCGCAGCAGACGCCACCATTGCCGACTGGCAAAAAGCAGGCGGCCTTGAATGGGAAGCCAAGCGCGCGGACGTTTTCTACCAAGCCGAGAACGACGTCGGCATGAGCAAGTTCGCAGACAAGTCGGTTCTCTACCGCAGCGACACCAACAAGCCCCTCTCGGTGGTGAGCAAGGATTACAACATCGTCCAGCCCGCCGACATTCTGAACTTCTTCAGCGAAATCGCCAAGGAAGGCCACTTCTCAATCGAGACGGTCGGCAGCCTCAAGGAAGGTCGCCGCATCTGGGCACTGGCACGGGTCGGCGAGAACGCCCGCATCATGGACGACCAAGTCGCACCTTACCTGCTGCTGGCGACCAGCTTCGACGGAACGATGGCGACCATCGGCAAGTTCACCAGCGTGCGGGTGGTTTGCAACAACACGCTGCAGGCCAGCCTGAGCAACAACGCAGGCAAGGCGCAGGTCAACATCCCCCACAGCGCCCTCTTCAAGCCCGAGCAAGTCCGCGCCGAACTGGGCATCGCAATGGATAGCTGGGAAGAGTTCAAGATGCGCGCAGACTTGATGGCGCACCGCAAGATCAACCCGGTCGAGGTCGACGCATACCTGCAGAACCTGCTCGAACCGTTCATTCCTTACGGCACCGTGTACAACGCGGACAAGGTCAAAGCCAGCCGAGGGTACCAGAGCATCATGACGCTGTTCACCGGCAAGCAGATCGGCACAGGGCAGGACGCAATCGACGGCACGCTTTGGGGAATTTTGAACGCCAGTACGCAGTATGTGGATTGGGAAAAGGGCAAGGATCAGGACAATCGCCTGAACAACGCATGGTTTGGTACCGGAGCCAAGATCAAAGACCGCGCCTACGAAATCGCGCAGAAGATGGTGGTGGCATGAAGACCGCAGAACTGACCGGAGCCGCCCTTGATTGGGTGGTTCAAGAGCTTGAATTTATGCATCGGGCAAAAAGTGGTGAGGTTGCAAAGCAGTGGGTTATCGACCGACACAAACAAGGCGAAGTATTCAGCAGCGCATCTACTGACTGGATGATTGGCGGGCCGATTATCGAACGGGAAGACATCTCCTTCCGCAAGTACCACAATCCAGAAAGCGCGGCACACGGAAAATACTACGCGATGGTTTGCCAACAGAGCGGAGAGATTGTGCACTGGAAAGGATGGGGAGCAAATACACAAAAAGGGCCATCGGCGCTCATTGCCAGCATGCGCTGCTACGTTGCATCGAAGCTGGGCGACGAGGTCGAGATACCAAAGGAACTGCTATGAAGACCATCCACAAATACACCCTAGCCATCACCGACAAGCAAACCATCCAAATGCCAGTCGGGGCCGGAATCCTGACAGTACAGAACCAGAACGAGAGTCTGTGCATGTGGGCGCAAGTCGACGACCAGCCGCACAGAGTCGAATCCCGCGCATTTGCGGTAATCGGAACAGGGCATGAGATGCGAGAATATAACTCCCTCGGATACCTCGGCACCGTCCAGTTTCAGGGCGGCGCACTGGTGTTTCATGTTTTTGAAATCGATCCGATGCCGTTCTAATGACCCGACACGACCAACGCTACCAGCGCGCAGTCAAAGAACTCGAAGGCCGCGAGCTGGTGATGATTACCGACACGGAAGACCCGAGCAAAAAGATCATAGTCGGCATCGCCCGGCGCGGGGTCGGGTACGTTGAACTGGCCTGCAGCAAAGAAAAGTATGACCCGTTCGGCCTGCTGGCGATGTTCAAGCGCCACACGGGAGACGACGAAACGAAGTACCCACAACAAAACGAAGAAACGAGGACAGCATATGAGCGAGCAATTGCAGCTACTGCCAAACCCAGTAACCGTTGAATTTGACGGGGAGCAGCACACACTCAGCGCGCAGCTGACGAACGACCTGCCGATCACCCTGTACGACAATGAATGGCTCAAGAAAAACCACCTGAAGCTGGCCGACCTCTTCCCCGAGACGTGGACGCACATGCAGAACCTCAACATGCTGGCCATCGGGTACCACCTGAAACTGCTGGGGGTGGACTGGCGCAACAGCTTCGAGCTTGGGGTGTGCATGTCGGCGCTGAAGCAGCACGGCGGGATATTTGAGCACAGCAGGGAGAACGTCAATCTGGTACGCCGAGTACCTTAACCATAAGGAGAGCAAGATGGAAGTCAGGATAGATGGTCAACTTTATTCGATAGTGCCGGAGCAAGTAACCGACAAAACAGTAATGGCAGCACTCGATGTTCGCCTCGGAAACACCGACGCCGGAGACAATATCACCGTGCGCGACTACCTGCGAGAATTGCTGCTTACGCTTTGGGTCGAGCAGGAAGGATTCAGCGGAAAACGGCCTTTCGGTAATAGTGGATGGCAACGCGAAATATACATGCCGCTGATCAAGGCCGGTTTTATTCCGGGCAAGTTGGATGGTGATGGATACATCGATGAGTTCGATGAGCACGAAGGATGTGAGTACATGAAGCAGTTGATAACCGCAGCATTTCACGGATTCACGGTTGATCGCGCATGAGCCTCTGCGACACATGCTGCAAGCCCGGCCACTGCTGCCAGAATATCCCACTCTGGGGTAATGAAATGGATTTGGACATTCCAATGAGCAACACGAAATGGAAGAAACGAATCCACAAAATTCTTGATCGAATGGATAGAGACGCCAGACTGTATACAGAGCAATTCGGCAAGAAACACGGAAACCACGGGGTCTCATGTTTTATTCCAGCCCACCTTCATTATTCAATAACCATAGCCGGAGTACAGCAAGGAAAGCCAAGGTTCAAGTGCTTAAATCTGCTTGATGGCCGGTGCTCAGATTACGAAAATAGGCCGGAGCTTTGCAAGACGTACAAAGAGGGATCGGATTCACTTTGTGCGGAGTATTGCGGGCCTCCTTTCCTTTACCCAAATGGAACGCCATGAGACCACTCACAAAACTCATGCTGAAGGTGCTCATCGACCTGCATCAAGGCCGTGGCTCGCACTTCGTCGATTGCACCAAGCGTGGGCAGATGGCAGGACGGTAGAGCACACTGCGCGGACTGCGCGACCGGCGTCTGGTCGAATGGCATGGCGGGATAATTTACATGCTCACCGAGCGCGGAAAAGAGATTGTGGCGCTGCTTACACCACAGAACAGGGAAACCATCATCGTGGGCGGCAGACGTCCCTGCAGAGCATCACTTCTTGGCGTGCTTCGCCGCCTGCTTGGCAAGGAACCCATCAAGCCATAGGCTGAACTCGTCGGCGGTCGCGCCTTCACCTAGAGCAACCCACGCACCACGACAATGCGGGTGAAAAACGCCACTGGTCACTGTCCACATTTCCTCCGGAGCACGCTTCACCAGCGCACCACCGACACGCTTGTACGGAGAAGCCGAGCGCCCGATGTTATTTTTTCCCACCCAGACGGAATTATCCCAGTCCTTGTCCTTCGCGTCCGGAGCCACCACGGTGACGACCTTCCCGTTCATCTTCTTGCAGAACGGGCATGCGCTCGCGTACTGCTCAACCCGCTTTACCTTGCCGCCGGGCGCCACGTTCGCAATGAAGGCATTGTTCGCCAGTTCGCCAGCCTCGGTCACGGCGATCCGTCGCCAGTCACGGTTGTGCTCTGCAAAGTTGTCGAACAGCTTCTGCTCGAGCGACGAGTTTTCCTGCTTCACGCCAAGCCGCTTGCCAAGCTCGAAGTCGAGAATCGCGCTCTTGGTCTTGTGCCGGACGGAATCTGACAGGCCGACGATATAGTCCGCAATCTTGGCCTCGCCGAACGAGAGCATGGCGTCGTGGTAGTTGATCTTGCGCAGCGCGGCGTCGAGTGCGCCTTTCTTTGCATATTCGACCATGAGCGCATCGGCCTGCGCTTCAGTGATGACGGCCAGAGCAGCTTGCACCCGTCCCATGATCATCGCGCGCTTCGCCAGCCATTCAGCCTGCGTCGCGGCGAAGTCGGGCGGTAGGTGCTTGTTCACCAGATAGTCGACCAGCAGCATGTAGTCGTTCGCCGACCACATTTCCTTCGGGATGCCTTCGAGGTACACCTTGGCTGCTTTGGATTCAGTCTCAGACCAGCGCGTCATGCCGTTGGGGATTACAGGCTTCGGAGCCGGTGCTGCGGTCTTGGATTCTTTCAGCCATCCCAACAGTTCTAGTTTGAGAGAGTCGAGCGCACTAACGCCTTTGGCCGTGGCTTGCTCGATCAGATTGCGAATGAATATAGACTCATGCGGGCGCCAGATATCGTCATCGCCGGAAGGCATCGAAAGCGCTTTGTGCATTTCCTCGAGCGTGCATTCGCAGCCTTCGTCATGCAGAGCGCCAATATCAACGAGCAGCGTCACAGTCTAACTCCCCGAGTAATTTTCTTGTCTTCATCATCCCGGCACTGAACGCATACCCGCTTGATCAGACGCGGCTTATCATATCCGCAGACAGAACAAATCCCCCGATTTCCAAGGGGGATGTCTTTTGATTCTCGGGCAATGTGTTCAGGAAGATATCTATCCGTGTACGCATCTGCCATGTCGCATTCGTCACCCACCGCCAGCCTTATATATTCCAAGCACAGTTAGTAGCTTTAAAGTGAAACCTGCGGCAATTAGACTAAGCAACAAAAACATCAGCGCGACCGCGCCTTTTTTCGCCAACTCCAGACGGAGTTCAGACCAGAACCTCTCCTGAGCGATTGCTGCGTCGATCATTTTCTGGTGAGCATCATGGTGCCCCTTTGGGTCATCATTCGGGAAGGCAGATAGAAGCACTTTGTACTTTCCGGTTAACTCTTCGAGCGCCTTGCAAACTCTACCACTCGGCACTCCGCATTGAGTTTCTTCGTTCTGCGTTGGCATTTAGACCTCATGGTTATTCTTGGGATAACCATATTGTCATATCACGACAAATCAATTGTGGCATCCATTACTTACCCCTTAAAATTTATACGCTCCAACACTCCAAGGGCTAACCCTTGTCGCTTTGATGTAGTCATCCCAAACTGGAACCGGAGTACCTGCGCCGATTGCTGGGGAGCCTGCTTTCAGAGCGAAGTGAGCGGGAAGGGTTGGAGTTGCACTAACGAATACATTCGATGCTGGCTGATTGTAGGCAACTAGATTGTGATCGGAAATCACTGCAAGTCCATTGCCATAAGTAATGAATGAATTAGTATCATTTGGAGCAACGAGAACATTATTCCTGATTGTTGTTGTCAAAGAATCAACAGAAGTGCTTACCGCCAACACACGATTATTATTAGGCACATAGGTTGAGTAGAACGTATTGTTATAGATATATGTCAAATCAGAAGGTGGCCCTAATTCGCCGGGATTCACCGAAACTCCCATCCCTGTACCGGACGTACCTATATTCATAATGTTATTTCTAACTGTCGTTCCAACTGTATTGACAATATTAACTGCCAAGTTATTCCCTGCTGCTGCCGAGAAATAGTTTCTCTCCACAATAATATTTCTCAACCTCTCATCATGCGATGTTGCTTGTGAACCAATATGAATATCCCAAGGTGTTGCAACACCCCCTTGAAGTATATTGTCTGCAATTACCACCTGTTCACTATATGTTCCGTCCCAAGGTGCAGGATTCCCCACGCCGCGACTAGCGGAGTGGAGATCAATGCAGTGCTTTCCTGATGATAGATCAAAATTCTGAGGGTTCCAGATATCATTATTTGAGATAACGCCCTTGGTTATTTTCGGTGCACGAAGAACATGCTCACCACCAGCCACTCCAGTTGCAGGCCGTGTGTTGTCTATGTGGTTCCCTTGAAATGCAAAGCGTTCACTTAATATCCATACATTCACATGGCCCGCCCCATTATTTATTCCATTAGAGGTGCTATCCTGAATAGTGAGCTGATCTGCGTTTGGTATGGAAGCGTCAGAAGTAGCAAATGCGGCATCAGTGTTAGTCACATCCACGCGAAGAATTGTGATCTGCTTTCTATCTAGGAGTCTGATACCATTAGAGGACGTGGTTCCGATTGCATCGAATGCCATATCCATCACACGCCAATCATCACCCGTATTAAATGCTATTGTTGAGTGACCATCTCCGGTGACTTGTACGAATGGTTTGGCACCTGTTCCGTAAGCTCCGATGAGTCCCGGCCCTGCTTGTGTGACGATGCTTGAAGCACTTGCAGC